GCTGAAGGATTAGATGTTGCTACTAACACAGAAGAAATCCTGACTGCTATTGACCATCATTCTTGGTTTGCTGACGCAGAGAAACCTAATCAGACTCATGATTATTTAATTACATATGACATTTCCTGCAATGAGGACTTTGCATTACATGCTAAGTACCATGAGTGGCAGAAAATCTTTGAGTTCTTTAGAGATCATAATGTTGCAATGGGTTCATTTGCTACTAAGTATGTAAACCCTGAATTGCTTACATTTAATCCTAATCAAAAAGTTAGAATACGTTTTAGTCTTATGCCTCAAGCATATTCTACTATAGTTGAACCTAACACATCAAAGATTATTGATAGAGTAAGAGCAATTAATGATTTTATAGAAGCAGGTTATGATGTTCACATTAATTTTTCTCCTGTCATTGTTGCACCAGATTGGATTAAACAATATAGAATGCTTTTTGAAGGCGTAGATGCACTTGTGGATAAGAAGTATAAAGATCAAGTAAAAGCTGAAGTTATATTTTTGACACATAATGAAGACAAGCACTACTATAACTTGCAACAGAATCTACCTGGTGAAAATTTACTATGGACTCCTGAAGTACAAGAATCTAAAGTATCTCAGTATGGAGGTACCAACATTCGCTATAAACACGATGTCAAAGCAGAGTACATCAAAGAGTGGACTGCTTTGCATAATGAGGTAATACCTTGGAACACAATACGTTATATCTTTTAACTTAAAGCAAGAGTTTAGTTATGATTACATTTTTAATGAAAGGATACGTGCTTCTCTTATCTTATGACCCCTGTGATATTTTCAGATACTACAATGTAGAGTCTATGCATGGTTTATCTATGGCAGAGTGTCAAAATCACGTAAACAACACAGAACAATCATATATTGCTGGCTGGAGTAACTTTGTACCACAAGCAGATGGTGTTTATGAAAATAATGACCCTACTTATGTATTTATTAATCTTTCAAGATGTGGTACAGATATAGAAACATTTGGATTAATAATGCATGAACTAATGCATCAGTCATTTAATATGCACACTGATGAAGAAGAAATTATTACATGGGCTGAAGAAGAAAGTTATAAAGTATATGAGTTATTAAAACCATTGCTTGACAAATCACAAAAAAAGTAAAACAAAGAAGATGACAAAAGATGAATTAGACAAGATTAAAATTCTTAATCTGCTAATGTGGTTACAAGCATGTGTATATGCGTCCGATGAATGTGAAAGCATTGGTTGGTTTTACAATAGACAAACTAAACAGTTATTAAAAAGACTGATTGATGTAATTCAAAAAGAACATGGTCCTGTAATTAATACATTATGGGATACTGAAGGTGTGACAATGCCTAATATCACACAACATCTTGATGAGTTTACTAAAGAAATGGCAAGTACAGGTTACTGGATGTTACCTGATATTATTCAACTTATTAAAACAGTAAGAAATGAAGAGTCGCAAAAAGAAATTGATTCCTCAACCGAAGATTCTATTTGATGATGATGGTAACATCACACAAGATGCTTTGCAGTATATTAGAAACTGGAGTACCTACAAAGAAGATGATCAAGTTATTAAAGGTGAATTTCTTGAACCAACAAAAGAAAGTATTAATGCTTTACTAAATTATGTAAAGAAAATATGGACTTATGCTGATTGGGGATTTATATTCTTACCTGGTGATACAACATTATCTTTACACACTGGTGGTAATTACAATAATGAATTGATAATGAGATATTTAAAAGAAACTTGGTTTCATGTATCTTATTGGCAAATGTCTAAAAGAGGAGGACACTATTATTATGAATGGCAAATCAATTAATCATGAAGAACATTTTAAACATGCACTTCAAGGACCACACGAATATGGTATAACCATGTTCAATGACAAAACTATAGTCTATAAGGTAGAACAAGATAAAATTGTTTTACATCTAGAGTATCAACCAACCATTCAAGAAATGGTATCTCCAGAGTTTTACAACAATCACATTAAATTTATTTTATGAAAAACGCTTGGTTCCAATCAGGTAGCAACTTCTCTATTGATGAAGTCACCTCACAACTTGACAAATTACCTGTTGCTATATACAAACTTCAGTATAATGAGTTAGTAGGTAAATTTTATCTAACTCGTATTTCTGAGAAGTTTGAGTTTTCTTATAAACTTTATAATATAGAGACTGATTTTGTCACTCGTGTGAAGAAGACTTGGGATAACACTGATGGTAACATGGGTATTTTGCTCAATGGTATCAAGGGTACTGGTAAAACAGTTACTGCAGAATTGATTTGTAACAATATGAATCAACCTGTCATCATTATCCCTACTCCTTACAAAGGATTGACTAACTTCTTGAATGAGTTGCAGCAAGACTGCACCATTTTCATTGATGAGTATGACAAAATCTTTGACAAGTACAGCAACTCATTACTTACTGTTATGGATGGTGTGCTAAAGACAAATTCACGCTTGTTGTTCTTGCTTACTTCCAACAATCAATGGTTAGAACAGAACATGACGCAGCGTCCTAGTCGTATACGTTATATCAAGCAATATGGTGATCTTCCTTTAGAGACTATTATTGAGGTTGTAGATGACATGTTGATTCACAAACACCACCGTAAAGATACCATTGCTATGATTGCAACTTTACCTATCATTACTATGGACTTGGTAAAAAGTGTAATTCAGGAGGTAAATATCCATGATGAAAATCCTGAAACATTTAGAAGTTACTTTAATGTAAATGGCGAAGATGAACGTAAAGAGTACAATGTCTATTACATTAATGCAGAAGGTGAAAAAGTATTACATACACCTAAAGCTGTAATCAATCTTAGAGGAATTAAACCTGGTATTGAAGGTCATGACTTTAGAATTGAAAGTGGTAGACCTACAGATGGTCATCAATCAGGATATCAAGGTGAAGTTGCTCAAGTAGTTGGTGAAAATCAGTTTATTGTAGAAGTACGCGTTGAAGAGACAGTTCATCAACATGAATCTATTGTACAACAGCTATTAGATGAGGCTGATGATGTTCAACCTTCTCAAGAACGTATTGAATATTATACAGATCGCATGTTTATCCTTGAACCAATTACAAAACAACATTCAATGTTTAATGCTTATGCCTTCTAAAGAAAGACAAATTGTGTATAACTCCGTACTCTGTTTAGGGTGCGGAGAAATACTTGTCTCCCATCACCGTCATGACTACAAGACTTGTGGTTGTGATAACAAATCAATGGTAGATGGAGGAACATCATATCTAAGATATGGTGGAGTTGATATGACAAAAGTAGTAAGTACTCCTGTGTACTTAGATGAACCTTTTGAAAAGGTTAGACACCATGCCACTAGAGGTACACGTGGTAAAGACGGTACTGAACCATTGCAATGGAAAACTATTGCAGAATTGACAAATGATCATCTTCAAGCTATACTAGATTATGGAGGTGCTGAATGGCATCTACAACTAATTAAGCAAGAGATAGAGTTTAGAAAATTACATAACATTTTAATTTCAGAGTAATGAGAATTTCAGAAAAGCAGTCAATTGACAATTATAGAAAGTTTATCAAGAACTTTTATGAGTTAACCAAAAACAACGCTAATGCAGTTGGTGCAATTAACTTATGTCGTGAATACAATGTATCATCAACAGTAATGATGTTTTTGTATAAACACGGATGTATTAAAAAGGTAGATGGTAACAAGTATATTTGGATTGGTGATGCACCAACAGATAGAATGTGCGACAAAATTAGAAAATCAAGTTGTAACTACCACAACGTAATGGCAAAAAAGCGTGAATTAGAAAAAATTGAAGTTACAAAAAATCTTGCACCTGAGACTCAGGTTACTCCCGTTGTTACAAGAACAAGAGTTTTTCTTTGTTTTGGGGATTAATCAAGTTTAACTATTGATTTCTAGTATCATGAGTGAAACAAGAATACCCTTTAATTATGACAAATATGCTGCTGAGCCTGATAACTGGTTATTATTTACAGCAGATAATGACCAAGTAGTATTTATAATAGAAACTACAGAATCAGATGTAGATTACCCTCTTAAAGGTATTATGAAATCACCAGAAGGTCGTGCTGAAGAAGCCACCTGGACTAAAAAAGGATACTATGTCATAGATGATACTGAAAGTCTTCAAAATATAACGCACATGATTGCTGTCCAAAAGGTAAAACCTGTGGAAACAGTAAAAGTTACCAGCTCTTTGACACCAAAGTTGCGTAACATTTATTACAGCAGTCTCACTAACTCTGTGGTCATGGGTGCTAAGACTCATGAAACCTGGATAGAAGCAATGGAATATGCTAACCAGACATGCTTCCACCAAAAGAATTTAGAGCATCTATGCGTTTTCAGTCTGGAAGAACACCCTCAGATCAAAGAGATTCTGATTGCTAAAGGTTTAGTAGAAGTTGTTGTAGATCTTGAACTTGAAGAAATAGAAGCATGAGTCACCCTTTACACCACAGTATTAGTTCTGTCAAAAAATTTGGTGGAACTATTGATGACTATTTACCAATTCATAATTGGTTTGATGAGACAAAAGCTCATTACCCTGACATGCGTCACCGCGCATTAAGACACCACTCAGAAGGAATCTTCTGGATGGAACAACAGTTTGGTGTGTATATCACCAACTCAGATGGCAAAATGATCCCTACGCGTGCAGTAGGTGAACAACATGTCCTAGAGGACATCGGGTTTATACCCACAATTAAAGACTATTTAGACTGCATGGAAACTAAAGGATGGATGTACAAACCTGGAGAAGGTAGAAAAGTCCTTAAAGAAATTGCAGAAGAGAAATTAGATTATGTTAAACCTTTAAAAGTAGAATTACCATGAGTAATCAAGAAGAAAAACAATTTACCATTCAAGAACTTATTGACTGGTGTGATAAAATGTCTGCGGAAGGCAAAAATCCTATCCTTAAATGGGAAGGTGGTGGTGACTCAGGTTGGGTTCACATGGAAGATGAAGATGGACACGCTATAGATTGTCCTGAAGCAGAGTGGTTAATTAATGAAATGTATGACACATTAGATTATGGATCATGGGCAGGTGAATTTTCAGCAAATGGAGAAGCAGCATACAATACAAAAACAAAAATGTTTGAAGGAACAGATTATTATTCTGAAGAAAACAGAGATACCTGCAATTCAGATGTTGTCATTACTATTCCAGCGAATATACCTTTTAACCGTTTAGTAATTGAAACATCAGACTATGATTCATTAAACGTAGGTGTATCACTAGAAGTTGATAATTTGTTTACCCATCCTGAAACACATAGCATTGAAGAGAAAATAGCAGAGGATATTAAAAATCCAATTGAAACAACTATTAATGACTATGTTAGAGAAGAGGGTTTAGAATTTTCTTCATATTATGACAATTATAGCATTGACGCTAGTGAATTTAAAAAAGTAGGTAATAATCTAGTTTATACAATGAAAGAATTAGGTTTTTCTTGTCACTTATCAAACCCTAAAGACGTAGAAATTGATCTTAAACAACTATTAGAAGATGAAAATTAATTATAAAGACATTAGTTACACCATCAATCGTGTTCCTAACTTTTCTTTTGATTCAGCAATGATGATTTGGAAAACAAAGTATTCTGATCACAAAGAGTTTAAAAAAGAAATAGCAACAGAGTATCCTCATTTGAGCGATAGTCCTGATTTTGTAAATTTCTTAGACTTTATAAAAGAAGAGTGGGACAATTATGACAAATTAAAAGTAACCGACGCATTTAGTGTAGAAAACATTGAACAACGTCGTACTTTGTTTAACATCATTGGTGTGGAAAACATCATGAAAGGTGTTGATCCTGAGTTAATTGACAAAAAAGCTATTACACGTAACAATCTTGTGTTTGATTATGATGGTAATAGTAAAACTGAAACTTTTGAAGATACATATACGCTGTACAAGATAGAAACTAGTAAATTGTTTGATGTATCAAAACTACCATCATGGAGAAGAACTAATGATATCTTTGTAGTAAAGTGTAAAGATTCTTCAACTGAACGTGAGTACTGGATTTATGTAACTAATGAAGCAGCACAAAATAATGATGCTTTAGAAGCAATTGCATGGACATACTCACTAAAGAATGAATTATATACTGAAGAGATATATCGTCAAGGTGAAGTGATTATTTCCAAACATGGTAAAGGTAAAGCAGAAAGTCAAGGTTGGAGACCTAATTACCACATGTCAAAAGAAGATTATTTAACTAAGATTAAAGCACAAAGCTAATGAAAAAAGTATATGAAAACAAAGACAGTAAACTTACACTGTCTATTGGCAAAACAGGTAATGGTCATATTCTTACCAGCATGAATGGTAAAGAATGCATTCATTGGACTGAAACTGAAGTTCGTGGATTTAACAGCATTGAGTTTAAACTTGATAGTAAGTGTATTCTTGTTCATCCAGAACATGCACCTATTGTGTTAGAACCAGGGGTATATACCCGTACAATTCAGTTAGAATTTAACCCATTTGACAATACTGTTGGTTATATATTTGACTAACAATCAACATGTTACGCAAGAGTGTTCAGAAAGTGGACACTCTTGTTGTTTCATGTTTAAACTTTTTGTAATATTGTAATCAGAAAACCAAATGACTAAATTAAAAACAGCGTTATATCTAGATGATATACGTACTCCAATCATTACCCTTGATGGGCATGAACCTTTTGTAGTAGTAAGAAACTACCAAGAATTTGTTGACTATATTCAAGAAAACGATGTTCCTGATTTTATCACGTTTGATCATGATTTAGGTTTAGAACATATGAAGGATTTCTACAAGAATCAACACAACGGTATTGATATTATTGAATATGAAACATTCAAAGAAAAAACAGGATTAGACTGTGTAAAATGGTTGTGTGATTATTTGTTTGAAAAGCATGAAGAAACTCAAAAACCTATTGTATTCCCTATCGTTAGGATTCATAGTGCTAACCCTGTGGGTTGCAGCAATATGTATCACTATATCAATAACTTTGCTAAAGTGGTTGATAGTCCTTTGGATATTGATCTAAAGGTTACTCCATTTAAAATGGAGACTCAAGTAGAAAATTAAGTTCTTTGACATATATTCTTTCATTTACAATAGTATCAAACGAATCTCCGCGTGTGCTGACACAGAGATCAGATGTGAGGGAGCGGTTCCCACAGTTCAATGTATTTGCTTATTAGTACCAGTGAATCTGCGAATCCTAAGTAAGTGCCTTCCCAGCCGCAGGGTAGAACAAGCAGGAGATTGATCTGAGAAAACGTAATATGAAAGATGAGATTAAGGAGTGAGTTAAAAGACCAACAAGAGGAAAATGATCACCCAGATGGTACCGAGAGGTTTATCCGCAGTACTCTTAACGCGATTGCAACAATATCTCCTCAGGTTTATACATGGATGACAACAATAGTCTGAGCTATCTTCAAGCGGGTGTGATTAACCCGTGGCTCCACGTGAATACTAAATTACAGAGATCACAGACTAGAACAAAGTGCACTGCTTGAAGGGCAGTTTACCCTACTGATTAACAAACACTAAGTTCCGTTGTCACCCATGTACAGGATTGTACCCAGAACGCTACCCATAAGATCAGCGCACCAGTCTGGAGTCCCTTGCAGGTGTGATATCCACTATTGCAAGTAGCTGTGTTAGATACTTAGGGACTGCTAACACATAACACCAAGCTAAAGTCGGGTGTAACATAGTCAGGTGGCGGAATGGTAGACGCTATTATCTGAGAGGCAGCTTGTGAGTTGGATGCAAAACAACATAGATACGAGTGTATAGGAGCTGCACCATACAGGTTCGAATCCTGTCCTGACTACAAAATTATATGTAATGTTTTATAACCCTAAAGACAGACACAAATGAATAAAGATATTAAATGGTGGAAACTTTTAATAGTTTTCTTTTCAGCCATAGTATTAGAGGCAAATAGTATTGCTGGCTTTAGATTTTTAATGGATAAAAATTGGGTAGGTATGGTGATGATGGTAGGTATTAACCCTTTTCTTTGTTTACCTATGAACCATTACACGATTGAAGTTAAGACCTTAAAAGAGCGAGCATTGATTGCTCTTGCATTTAGTTTGGGTTTTGCAGTTGGAGTGGTTACAATTAGACCGTTTTTTATATGAACATTTGAAGTAATAAAAAAGTATAAATGAAAAACACAGTAGAACTAATAGGTGTATATGGTAATGACCAGGTACACGCGCAGTCAGCGTGGACAAGTACAAATAGAGACTTGACAGAAGAAAAGGTAAATAGGATACCTAAGTTATTAGATATGCTTGCATCAGAAGGACATCACACTCCTTTTGAGAAAAGTAGTCTGCACTTCTTGGTAACTGTAGATCAAGCTACACACATTCATTTATTAAAACACCGTATTGGAGTTAGTATAAATGGTGAGTCAGCTAGGTATAAAGAGTTGAAAGAAGATAAAATGTACATGCCTAAAGATTGGTATGAACATCCAACAACAAATAAATGGTATCATAGATTACAGACATGGACTGAAGAATCTAATAAAATGTATCATGATTGTTTAGAAGATCTTACTCCTGTACTAGGACGTAAGCGTGCTAAAGAATCAGCAAGGTTCTTTAAGACATTCAACTCTCAGATTACTATGGATGTTATGTTTAACTGGAGAAGCTTTGCACACTTTCAACAACTACGCAACAGTGAGCATGCTCAAGTTGAAGTTAGAGAGTTAGCACAACTGATGCTAGATCTAGTTAAGAACATAGAAGGTAATCCTTTTGAACACACTATTAATGCTTTTAAATTATGAGATATGTAAAAGGTAAAATTAAAAAGACAAGTGACAATGAGTGGATTTTTGTTTACAAAGTAAAATCTACCACCGCAGATAGAGAACTGCGTAGAGTAAAGTATGCTAGTTTAACTCCTACAGATTTGGAAGTTGTACAATATCATGCTGAAGATCTAAAAGCCTCACACAAAATGGAATATACAGGTGAGGAAATAAAAGCTGAAATCATTGAGATGTGGAGTAATCCTGACGGTAAGTATTCTAAAATTAGACCCGCAGAAAGTTACTTACCCTTCTCAGAAAAAAAGATGTTTGCAAAATTAATTTACAAAGAAGAAAAAGATGAAAGTGAAGATTAAAAAACTGCACCTTGATGCAGTAGTACCAACGTATGCTAAAAAAGGTGACGCTGGTTTAGATTTAACAGCTATTTCTAAAAGAGTAGAGACAGGTAATGACCTTGAAGGTGAGTACATTGAGTACGGTACAGGACTAGCAATTGAAATTCCTGAAGGATATGTTGGATTAATATTCCCACGTTCTTCAGTAAGTAAAAAAGATTTGTTCTTAGCAAATGCTGTTGGTGTAATTGATTCTGGTTACAGAGGAGAAATAAAACTTCGCTATAAGTTAGAACAACAATTTGATGCTTTGATAAACTGGGAGCATCCTACTCGCATGATGTCTAACTTCATAGAATACGTGATAGATGATAAGCAATATTACGCCAACATCTACGCTGTAGGTGAGAAGGTAGGTCAATTAATCATCATGCCTTATCCTAGTATAGAATTAGTAGAGGTGAGCGAACTTGCTTCTTCAGATCGTAGTGAAGGTGGATTTGGTTCAACTGGAAAGTGATGAAAGCAGGAATTAGTTTTAACACAACACGCTTTGGGGTTTGTCTCTACATCAAGAGGCAACCCCTTAGAGAGCGTTACCGCTATAAGGTGTTATTACATCTTTTAGTTCTTGAAGTAATGTTTAAATTCAATACACCATGGAAATAAATGCTAACAGTGGACAAGTTGAGATTATAGATTCATTTGGAAGAGTATATCTTTATACACATAGTCATGGTAAAACATTAGTAAGTGATGTATATGAAGCATTAAATACCCGCAAAAGATGGGATGATGCTGATTATCTTGCTAAAATTGTTTTCTGTCACATGCTTCCTGTTGAATGCTGGAAAGATGACAAAGGGTTTGGAATTGGTACGCAGTTGTATGTAGATGTAGATATGCTTATTAGCTTAGATACTCAGGATCAGACAATTACAATTACTAGTTCTTCTGACAAAGGTTTTTACTATAAGTCTACGTTTAGCAGCTTTTTAAGTAGTTACGCCTCATCTGCTGATTTTACATAGCAATATAGTGTTGCATATTTTCAAAGGAATTAGGATATGATTCAAAAACACTTACATTAGTGTAAAGTTTAAAAGATGTTATTTCAACTCCCCAACGGTAAGTGTGTAGAAATATCAACAGATCAGTATCTTTCAATGTCTGATGAGGAATTGAACGCCCTAATGAAAAGCATGTTAGCATTTAACGCTGGAGAAGAAGTATCAGATCCATTTGCTATTAGTGTTCTTAAGTTTGGTGACGCTTCAATGGATGAATGGGAAGAGATAGATGATTTTGAAGAGATTCCTATTGAAGACCTTACAGACATAGAAGAAGCTGCAAAGCTTACAGATCCTGACTACATAGATTTTGATAATATTGAGGAATAACGCTTAATATGTTGTATTTTTACAAAGTATTATGCAAGCAAAACCCAAACAGTGTGCAGGATGTGAAGAACTAAAACCTATATGGAAAAACCATTTAGGTAAAAAGTACTGCAAAGATTGCTGGTACAGAGCAGAAGTTCCTAAAACACCATCTAGCAAGAAACCACTTAAACCTGTTTCTGACAAAAAAGATGTACTAGATGTACTCTATTCTAAACTCCGTAAAGAGTTTCTAAACAAACCTGAAAATGCAACTTGTTTTGCAAAACTACCTTGTTGCCAAGGTGGATTTAAAGAAGAACTTACCGTCCACCATACTAAAGGAAGAGGCAGGTATTATCTTGACACAAAAACCTGGATAGCTTTATGTATGTCATGCCATCAGTGGGTAGAGACTCATCATGAAGAAGCCAAAGAAATGAATTTATCACAACATAGAATTTAATGACCATGAAAAAATTTGTAGGATACTACATTATTGGTGCAGTCACAAAAGAGGACGCACAACATGAAAAAGGACTATTGCTTTGGAGTCAAACTAAACCAAACGCTTTAAGAAGAATTTTAAATGAGTTCTTACTAGGTATTTATTGGGTTGACAAAGAAAGATTTGATAGTAAACAAGAAAAGACAGAACAAAACCCAGATGTTGTACTTAACAAAGTACGTTGGGCAAAACAACCTTCTGCACCAAAACCTAGCAGAGGTACAAAAAGAAAAGAATGATTGAACATGAATTATCCAAAAGAGAGATAATTCAGCAAGAAGCTTTAAAAGCTTGTAAAGATTTATACAGAGCAAGTCTAGGTATTAGTATGGGTGTTGGTAAGACTTATATAGGTCTTCAACACATGGATGCTTTATACAAACAACATAAGGATAAAGGTCTACCTATTAACTTTTTAGTTGTTGCTCCTAAGAAATCAATCTTCAGCACTTGGAAAGAAGATGCTGCAAAGTTTGGACTCAGTCATTTGATTGATCACATAAACTTTGTAACGTATATTTCTTTGCCCAAACAGGGTAGAGATTATGATTGCATTTATCTTGACGAGTGTCACAGCTTGCTGAATTCACATGACTATTATTTAGCTACCTATACTGGTAGAATTTTAGGATTAACAGGTACACCTCCACGTTACAAAAACTCTGAGAAGGGTGAAATGATGGCAAAGTACTGTCCAATAGTTTATACATACATCACTGACGATGCTGTAGAAGACAAAATCCTTAATGACTATAGTGTAATTATTCACCAGGTTGAACTAAACACTGCTAAAACCTATAAGGTAGATCTAAAGAATGGACGTCACTTTATGACAAGTGAACTAGAGCATTATAGATACTGGACAAATCGCATTGATAGTACTGAAAATATGAAGCAAAAGCAAATTTTCAGAATCATGCGTATGAAAGCTATGATGGAGTACAAGTCTAAAGAAAACTATGCTAAAGATCTTTTAGCAATGATTGATGACAAGTGTATTATATTCTGTAATACTACTGAACAAGCAGATAGACTTTGTAAAAATAGCTACCATAGCAAATCTCCAGACAGTGAGTTAGACCTTGAAGGATTTCAACGCGGAGCAATATCAAAGTTAAGTTGTGTATTACAACTCAATGAGGGTATTAATATTCCAAATTTGAAACAAGGTATAATCATGCATGCTTACTCTAATGAGCGTAAAAGTCAACAGCGTATTGGTAGGTTGTTACGTTTGAACCCTGATGAAAAATCTGTAGTTCATATACTCATGTATAAAGGAACTGTAGATGAACAGTGGGTACAAGAAGCATTAAAAGATTTAGATCAAAGTAAAATATTTTACATGTAATGCACGGAGTAACTATAATTTACAAGAAACAAGAAGGTCAGCTAATCCCCGCTAATTCAGTAGAAGCGGGGAAGCTGAAACTTTTCAAAATGGCGCTATTAGAAGGTGATGAAGTAGAGGTTCATTTAACTAAAATTGAAGCTGCTACAAAAACCTTAGGTCAGTTGGCAAAAATACATGCTTGTATTAAAGATCTAGCAAGTTTTTTAGGTTATACACCTGAAGAACTAAAGCTGGTTATTAAAGAAAAAGCAGGTCTTTACAAACTCAATGGTAAAGAAAAAGAATTTAAAAGTTTTGCAGAGTGTACAAAAGATGAATTGTCAGATGCAATCCAGATTTGTATTCAAGTAGGTAATGAAGTTGGTTACTATATGTAACCTACTACTCATTAACAATCTTATTAAATTCTTCTTCACTAACAGACTGTGTATGTCCCAGTTCTCTTGCCTTAGTTTCAAATTCTTTACAAAAAATCAATAAGGTTTGATAGTGATTGACCCATTCAGATGTGATGTTTTGAGATTCAATTTGTGATAATGCACTTTTGATATCTTCTTCAGATTTACCTTGCGTCATAAACACAGTAGCTTCTTGAATTTTTTTGTAATAACCTGTTCCTACAGCAATATCAATTACTGTATCAGGTTTAATGATTTCAAAAGAAGGCATTGCATCCATTGAAGGATCTTTTTCTGGTTCTTCCATAATTTTTAATTTGTACAAATATAATGAGCGAAAGCAAAAAAATCACTGTCAACCACGAAGAAGTTGCAGAAAAATTAATTGAAATGTTAAAACCATCAGGTTGGCATAATCTTCTAAAAGGGTTTTTATACTCTGAAGATTTCAAGAATATCCTGATTAAACTAAATGAATGTGTTGATGAAGGTCAACGATTTACACCACCACTAAAGCAAGTGTTTAGAGCATTTGTTGAATGTCCATTGTCAGACTTAAGTGTTGTAATGGTTGGTCAAGACCCTTATCCACAAATGGGAGTTGCTGACGGTGTTGCATTTTCTTGTAGTAATACAGGAAAACAAGAAGCATCTATGCGTTATATCTTTAATGCAATAGGTGACACTGTATATAAAGGTAAGGTTGATCCAAAGAAAATGGATACTGACTTAGCAAGATGGTCTAAACAAGGAGTGCTTATGCTAAACACTGCTTTGACCACAGAAATTGGTAAGGTTGGTAAACATTATGACATTTGGAAACCGTTTATTAATTATCTATTTGACATGTTGAACACTCATGAATCTACCATTTGGGTATTCATGGGTAAGAAAGCTGAAGACCTATCAGATTTGATAGATTCAAGCAAACATCATCATTTATTTTGTTCTCATCCTGCTTCTGCAGCATATCAAAAAGAGAGTAAATGGAACTGCAATGATGTTTTCAACAAGGTAAATGAGACGTTAGAGACTCAAAATAAACCAACTATAATTTGGTGATTTTAGTTATTAACATCCATTGAAATTGAAAATAATAATCGTATCTTAGCAGACCCATCCCATTTTTATGACAGCCACATCAACCACTCCAAAAGTAGCTTGGAAGAAGTATACTACCATCATGCAAGAAGGCATGCAGTATATCAATTCCAGACACAAAGGAGAGATTAAATCACTGCGTACTCAATGGAATGGTTTCAATTCAATAGGTTTAAATGGTATAGAATGGCAATCACTTTATGTAATTGCTGCTAGACCAGGTGTTGGTAAAACGCTGATCGCATCTTCACTGACTAGAGAGTTGCAACTTTTAAACCCTGAACAAGATTTTGCAGTACTGCATTTTCAGTTTGAAATGCTTGGTAGAAATCTCGCATTGAGAGAATTATCAAGTGCTAACAAACTGAACATCAGATACTTACAAAGTTCAGGTGATGATGGAATGCCTCCTATATCTGAAAGTGACATGTTGAAACTTCAGAATTACATAGCAAGCCAGTCTAAACGACAAGACTATGTAATTGATAAAGCAATGACTGTCAGTGAAATGCGTAAAGCTATTATTGACTTTTACCATGAGGTGAGAAAACCTTTTGTAATTACACTTGACCATACTTTGTTGGTAAAGCAAAGTGGTACAGAGACAAACAGACAAACAACCTTGCAAAATCTTGCAACGATGATGACTGAGGTAAAGAACGCACTACCTGTTACATTCTTAGTGCTTACTCAGTTAAACAGGGAAATTGACGACCCTGAAAGACAAAGACCAGGTAACTTAAGTAATTACCCAACAGAGGCAGATGTATTTGGTTCAGACTACCTTTTACAGTGTGCAGATGTGATGATTGCATACAACCGCCCTGCAAAGTATAATCTTAATTTATATGGTCCTCTTAAATACATGCTTACTGCAGCAGATAAATATTTGCTTGCAATGCATATCTTAAAAAATCGTTTTGGTGAAACAGGTATACAATGGTACAGAGCAGACTATGCTACAATGACTGTTGTAGAAACAGAAGCACCAGAACAACAACCTAGAAAATTTTAATTATGAGTTTTACAACAGAAGCACCCAAAAAGCACATCTCAGAAATTACAGCAGGGTTTAAACCCTTTTGGCAACCAATCTTTGATTCATTTCCTAATCCTAATGTCCATTTCACAGCTAAGTTGTGTTACATGGGTAAAGAGTTTAGTGCAGATGGTTCATCAAGAATTGAATGTGTTAGATTTTTTCCTAGCGAATTAAACAATGTCAATGGTATTTACATTGAATTGTACAACTGGGATCAACAAGCATATCATACAGGACATAGAGTTTTGTATTATTTGCCTCATGACCCAGCTTGGAAAACAAAAACAGAAGTTTACAAAGAAGTATCTGTAAATCCTACATCTGCAAAGTTCACTTCCACTTATGCAATGAAGCTTACAGATCTTACTTTGATTAACCAAACAAGTGTTAGTTCAGCAGTCCCTATCATTTCTGCACCAGAAACAGAAGATTCATTATTCAGTGAAGATTTGTTGACTGATGCATTTTTAGAGATGGATGATGATCATTACACAAAAATGACAATAAGAGATTTGTACTGTATGTTACAAAACGTCCCAATGAGTAATAAAAAATGGTTAAATGCATTAATTGAAAAAGGTAAAGTATGGCAGAAAAAGTAAAAGAAGAAGCTGAGTTGTCTCTTCCAACAAACAAAATTGCATCTGCATCTCAGAATCCATCTAATCTAATTATCTTCAGTAAACCTAAAGTGGGTAAAACAACATTGTTAGCTCAGTTAGATAACTGTTTGATAATGGACTTAGAGAAAGGTTCTAAGTTTGTTGATGCAATGAAAGTAGAATGTGAAAGTATTGCTGACATTGTAAAGTGGGGAACCCTAATCCTCTCCAAGGGGCGACCTTACAAATACATTGCTATTGATACAATCACAGCATTGGAAGAAATGTGTATTCCCTATGCAGAAGAACTGTATAGCAAAAGTTCAATGGGTAAAAACTGGTTCACAGAAGGTAAACCCAAGTATGGGTCAATCTTAAATCTTGCTAACGGTGCAGGTTATCCCTGGTTGCGTCAAGCATTTGAAAAGATTATTGCATACATCAAAACTCTTGCTCCACACGTAATTCTATTAGGACACATTAAGGACACTCTATTAGAGAAAAATGGTGCAGAATTCACCAGCATGGATCTTGACTTAACAGGTAAACTAAAAAGAATTACCACTTCAAGTTCTGACGCTATTGGATACTTGTATCGTAAAGGAGATAAGAATATCTTATCTTTCAAAACAACTGACGAAATTGCATGTGGTGCAAGACCAGCACACTTGCGTAACCAAGAAATTGAAATTTCTAGTACAAATGAAAAAGGCGAGATTATCGCTGACTGGTCTAAAGTATTTATTGATTAATTTTTAAAAACAAAAAGAAATGTTTAAAGCATCAAATTTCAACCCTAACGCGGGTTCTTCAGTATCAAAGATTATGAATCCTGGTACTCACTATTGTCGCATCACTCAAATCAAATTGGAGACTCCTCCATACAAGACTGATGCATATAATGTTGCAATCACTCTAGAAGGTATTGACAGAGGTGATGATTTTGAGGGTCTTGCAGTTGACAAAAACAATCCAGCGTTGGGTAACTATCGTGGACAAGTAGCAACAGTAAGTGCAGGTCGTTATCCTTTCTCTGATTATACTTACAACGGTAAGGAAATCAAGCGTGATGATCAAATCTTCCGTTGGATTAACAACCTTGCAAAACAAATGGGTGTGTTGAATAAAATGAATGAGGCAGGTGTAGAAGCATCTACTATTGAAGAGTATGTAGCAGCATCTTCTAGATTCTTAATCAACCCAGAGTTATGGGGTCATTTCACTATTGGTGGTCAAGAATACTTTAAAGAAGGTTATGATACTCCAAATTATCGTTTGTTCTTCCCTAAGAATGAAGGTATCAAGTTTGCATTCAGTGCATTAGAAGATGCAGATCGCAAACCATTGAACTTCATTCCATATAACAGTGAAGCTCACATCATCAAGAAACCTGTTACTGAACCAACAGAATCAGTAGACAGCTTTGGTTTGCCAGGTAGCACGCCAACAGCATCAGGATTATCAGACTTAATGTTGTAATTTTTTAAAATAAGTGGGGATCACATCTGGTGGTCCCCTTCTTTTTTATTATGTTTTCAAGCAAGAATTTTATCCATAATGTTTATCAAGTACCCAGTACATGGATATTTGAAACATATCTAGGTCTTGCTGAACCATTGTCTGGTCAGCGAGTTAGGATGAATAGCATATTCAATCCTGCTGACAAAAATCCATCAATGTTTTTATACTATGACAGAGACAATAATGTGTATAAGTACAAATGTTTTTCTACTGGTAAAGGTGGCAGCGCAATAGAACTTATGATGCAAATATGGTCATGTACTTTTAAGCAAGCTGCTATGAGGATTACAGATGACTACACTGCATTCTTAAAGTCTGGTAAACGCTGTGATACTAGAATCATAGAACATAGTACCTGGGTAGTTAATGACTATACTCTCAGAAAGTGGTCCAAAGCAGATGCTACGTTTTGGACTCAGTACAACATCAATTCTAAAATCTTAGAAGATCATAACGTAAAACCCATTGATAGGTACACAATGACAAAGAAAACTTCTGATGGAACTCCAGAACAAGAATTTATAGTATCTAGTAAAAACTTGTATGGTTACTTTACAAAAGAAGGTGTTCTGTATAAGATTTATCAACCCTACAATAATGATCGCAAGTTTATAAAAATCTGTGATTACATTCAAGGGTTAGATCAGTTACAAGGACACAAACATCTAATTATTATATCTAGTCTTAAAGATTTAATGGCGTGTAAAAGTTTGCCACATCTTCAAATTGATCTTATTGCTCCTGACAGCGAGAATACCATATTAGATAAAAATCTAATTGAAGACTTAAAAGACAAGTACGAAGCTATAGTAACAATGATGGATAGTGACCAACCTGGTATTAATAGTATGCAAAAGTATAAGGAGTTATATAATCTTCCTTTTGTATATTTACCACAAGAAAAAGATCTAAGTGATATTATCAAAACACAAGGACCTAACAATGCATTGCAGTATTTAGCTCCTGTGTTACATAGATCACTAGATAAATACAAAGAAAATGAACAACTGGATATTAGCAGAGTCTGGTAAAGAGATCACACACATTGATCAGTTACCAAATCATGAAGCCTTAGTAGGTTTTGTGTACAAGATTACTAACATGAAAAATGGTAGAATCTACATTGGACAAAAGAGTTTATATAACATAAGGAAAAAGAAAGTCACCAAGACTGAAAAAAGACTTACTGGAACTCGTAAACAGTTCAATCGTGTTGTAAAAGAATCAGACTGGATGCTATATCATGGTTCTTCAAAAGAACTCCAAGATGACATTTCAAAAATTGGAAACAAGTGGTTCAAGCGTGAGATAGTAGAACTATGTCGCAGCAAAAAGTATTTGTCATACTGTGAACTTTCTTGGCAAGTAAAGTTAGATGTCTTAAAAACAAATAGTTACAATGGTAACATATTAGGACGCTACTTTGCAAAAGACATGGAAAATTAAACCCATAAATTATGATTTTAACAAAAGAACAGCAAAAAAGAATGGACCAGTTTGAGTCCTGGATGGAAAGACTACATCTGCAAACATTAACAGATGAGTTAAAGAATGACATCATTGAAGAAGTACAAGCACTTATTGAAGAACTTGAAGAACTTAAAGACTAATGGCAAAAATTAAAGACTACCTAAACTCCTCACTGATTAACGCAGTGGTGGACCAAATCAAGAAAGACCTTGAGGATACGGATGAGACTGCAATATGCGAGCTTCTCAGCTTTATTCCTGAGAAGAACCTAATCAACTTCCTACCAGAAGAACAGTGGTCACAATTTAAGAAATAACTATGGCATCATCATTAACCAAATCTTTTATTGCACCTATCTCTGTAACAGAGAGAATGCAAAGAGAAGAAGACTTCTTTAGTAGAGGTTTTCTTATGTCATATTCAGGACTGAACAAATTGTTATACAGTCCTGCAGCATTTTATCAGCACTACGTGTTGAAACAGAGAGATGACTCTCAAGATCAAAACATGATTGAAGGTTCGCTAATACACTGTTTGTTATTGCGTCCTACAGAATTTGACAACTTTTTTATTATATCTATACAAGATCCTCCTAGTGAGAATCCTAAAAAGGTACTTGACACTTTATTTAATCATTACAAAGAACTAAAAGCTTCTGGAGATACCCGTACAGAATTGTCACAGTTTGAAGATGCTATACTGGATATCTTACGTGATATGAACCTGTATCAGTCTCTGAAGACAGATGCACAGCGTTTAGAAAAAATGATTAATCTACGTCATGATGAATATTGGAGATACCTTACAGGAATGGAAGGTAAGACAGTTATTGGTCAAGACACTTATGATTTCTGTAAAGCTGTAGTAGATCGCATCACAAGTAACTATAATGTCATGGACAAGATGGGATACTTTGGTG